AATGGGTTTTTATGGAGTTATAATAATCTAATAAATATTTCAGAATATAATCTACATAATCCTAATAAATATTATATTTATGATGTTGATGGATTTTTAGTAGAAGAATTTGAAAAAATGTCAGATGCTATATTATTTTTAGATACAAATTCTGGAAATCTTAATAGAGCTATTAGAGCAAATTATAAAATTTCAGGATACTTTATAAGTACTGAAAAATATGATAAATTACAAATAATAGTTAATAAAAAATCAGAAAAATTAAATAGATATTCTTTAGATGGAATATATATTGATAGTTTTGATACTATTATTCAAGCTAAAAATAAACTAGATTTAAAATTAGCTAGTATTAGTTCTGCTATAAAATTAAAAAGATCGTGTAATGGATTTTTATGAACCAGATCAGATAATCCTCCAAATAAGATAATATAATTAAATTATTAAAACTATACAATTATCACAGCTAGCCAACTATTTGAAGCAGCTCTAACAGAATTAAATAAAGTCAATGCTCCAAGTTTATTGTTGGAAGATTATAACTATTTTATTAATAAAGCAATTTTGCAATACGTTAATAAAATGTATAACGCTTATGACATGAATCAACAGAAAACTGACGATTTGAGAGTGTTAAAAAGTACTGCTGTTTTAGAACCAAAATTACAAACGGTATACCCTGGTTATACCTCACCTACTTCACCAAGTCCTTTATTTCAAGCGACTTATGAAGTAGATTTACCACCAGATTACGTACATATTTTGAATTGTATTGTAGAATATAAAGTATTAAAATCTTTTAAATGTTACAATGCTAATTCATATTTACAAATGGGTGCAAAACGTCTAACTGGAGATATGTGGTCACAAATAATTAATAACTATTATCAAAGACCTTCATATTCTAATCCTTATTTTTATATTCATAACGTAAATACAATAAATACATTCCCAACAGAAGATTCTAAAACAATCTTATCGGGAACTAATTTTAATATTTATACATTAGATTTAGATGGAACTGAAGTAGATGGAGATACAATTATAGTAAATGGAATTACATATACTTTAAAAACTTCACCATCTATATCAAATCCTTTAGAAGTATTAATAAATACTACTAATAATGGAACTCTTGCAAATTTATATTCTAAATTATCTGTAAGTTCAGATCCTAAAATACAAAGAGCATACTACTTTTTAGATGTTAATACTAATATATTAACAATTAAATCAATGTATGATACATTTGTAGTATCTAAATCTAATACATCAGGTACTTTAACTTATGAAAGTGTTGAAAGATCTTTAATAACTAGAGAAGAAGATATTCGCTACGGTAATAGAGATGCAACTAGAATGGAGTTAAGATTTGGAAAAGATGATAAGATTTTTCAACCAACAAGAATATATGTAGATTATTTAAAATCTCCACAATTTATCAGACTTACACAAGAACAGGTAGATGCAGTAGAAGATACATCTCAAATATTAGAATTCCCAGATTACGTTGTTCAAGAAATTATAAATGAACTAACTAATATATTAATGGAAAATGCTAGTGATCCTAGATTACAATCACATATTCCTGTTAATACATCAGTAGCTGGTCCACAACAAGAACAACAACAAAGACATAGATAAATATTTTTAAATGATATAAACTATAAAAAATGTATCAATTTACAACAACAACAATTTTAAATTCTCAATTAGATTCAAATGGTTCTACAGCTAAATATGCTGGAACTGCCCAAGGTCTGAATGTAACTAGAGTAAATTTCTTCAAGAAAGCAGGTATCGTAAGCGTTTATAAAAAAGCTTATAGTGCTGGTGTTAAAGAAGTAGCTTCAATTACAATCGCCGCTTCAACAAGTGGGCTAGTAAATAGATTAGAAGTAGATGTAAGATTATCTCAACAAACCAATTCTGAATATGCAAATACTTATTTGTATTTCAAAAAACCGGTTGTAGTTGAAGTACTTTCATCAGGTGTAGCTGCTACTGACGCAACTGCTCTTATTGCTCAAATTAACGGACTTAAAGATAGATTCGGTTTCTCTTATATCACTGCTACTTCTGGTGGTTCTGGTATTATTACATTAACCGCTACTGATAATAACCAAAGATTTTTCTCAATTAAACAAACTGAAGAAGTTGCATTAACTTTAAACTCTAACTCAATTATTCAACCTGAATATACAGTAAAAGCTACAGGTACAGTTACAACTGCTGGTCTTGTTGGTTTTGGAGATGACGATTTCATGGTAAGATCAATTATGTTCCCTACTTATGAAAACACTCGTTTCTTTGGTACAAACAAAGAAGAAAGACCAATCATTGGTGGAAACTATTCTCAATATACACTTCGTTACAAAATCCAAAAAGATAGTGCTGATGGAATCCTCGCAGAAGGTAATTCAATCACAACTCATGTATTCTATGTACCTGCTGCTAATGTAACAACATTTGAAACTGCAATTACTAATACTGGTTTATCTATTTTAGCTTCTAGTCCTGGTGCTGGTGCATTCCAATTAACTACTAATGATAACTTAATCGTCGTAGGTGATACTACTACTATTACTCCTGTTGGAGCATTAGGAGCTGTAACATTCGCTTCTGGAACTACTGCTACTGCTACTGTTGTAGCTGGAACTGGTGTAGTTACTGGTGTAGCTGCTGGAACTACAGTAATTACTGCTACTGATGCTACTGGTGCAACTGGTACAATCACAATTACAGTAATCGCTTAATATTAATTAATTACTTAAAGGGTGGGGCGTCTTGCCTCACCCTTTTTTATTAAATCTAACTTATGGTAACTAAATTAGCATCAGCTATATATAATGATATTATTGGAGGTCTTGCTGGTATAACAAGTACTCCTAATTTATCACTACAACAATTAGAAGATGATTGTGTTGACGAACGTCTTCAAATTATTAAGGAATATTCTTTAAAAGGAATTGTTCCAAAAAGAGATTTAGTAATGTCTATTAATTGTGTAGATGTTGATACTAAATCATTAGATAAATGTCCTTGTAATCTTCCTGATTATAGTAGACCTGAAATGCATTTTGAAATTCCTCAAATAGTAAATGATTTAAGTTGTGATGCAATTGATTATTTAGGTTCAATTCATAAAGAAATTGTATTTAAAGTTTATACTACAATTAACGGATTTAGATCACATAGATATCTTAGACATGGTTCTAATAAACCTCACGTATATATTGATACTACACCAAATGCAAATAACATGTATGATTGTTGAGTATTTAATACTCCGTTATTAAAGAAAGTATCAATTATATTTATACCAAAAGATCCAAGACAACTCACACAATATGATTGTTGTGCTGGAGATGATTTAGAAAATTATACATTTATATCAGCTGAGATTAAAAAACGTTTAACTGAAAAGAAATTACGTTATTATCGTCAAATGGCTGCTCAACCCATACCTAACACACAAGCTCCTCATTAATGAAAAGATTTCCATTTAATACAGCGTATACTCAAATGAGACAATTATACGGTCTTGAAATAAACCCTGATGAATTTGAAACATTAGGTTTAATTGCTTGAGATAAAATAGGTAACAAACAATATAGATGATATCACTACCAAACTGAAGCTGAAAAAAATGCTGATGGTAGTTTTTATGTAGATCTTCCTTGTAATTGTGATATAATCGAAGCTGTTACAGCAGATTATGAAGATTATCAAAAGACTACACCAACAACATTAGCTGGAAATAATCAAAATGGATGAATTGAAGGTTATGTTGAATCAAGAAAATATAATACAGGATTTGGATATTCATCAGGTAAATTTATTAAATATCAACAAACCGGAAACACAATTCAATTAGCTGATAAATTTAATAAAATAAATATTCTTTATAAAGGAGTTATTGTTGATGAAGAAGGATTACCTTATTTAGATGTTAGAGAGATTGATGCTGTTGCGGCTTTTTGTGCGCAAGCTGAATTTTTTAAGAAAGGTTTAATTACTATGAATTCAGGAATAATTCAAATGTCTCAATTACTTGAACAGAAATGAAAATTAATGTGTACTCAAGCTAGAGTACCCGAATATATAAATCAAAATGAAATGGATGAAATCCTTAATGTTTCTTCTTCATGAGATAGAAAACGTTTCGGTAAATCATTTAAACCAACTCGTTAATGCGTATATTATTTAATCATGGACTAACACCTGGGGAGATTTATTCAAATACTCCTACAAAGGTTACTGATAAAAAATGAAGGAATCTTAATGATACTTATGGATGAAATGCAACATATGAAGATGCTATAGCTGGTCCTTTTAGATATTGTCTTGGTTTAATATTACATAGAGTTATTGATGATAGAGTTAGATTTGTAATCCCTACAGTTGCGGAGTCTTATATAGACTTCGAAATTGTAACGGGTGATAAATTTATAACACAACGTCAGAATGGACGATTTCAAGAAGTTGATTTTGTAGAATCTGATTTTACAGGATATTTTATGAATTATTATTTTAAAACTAGAGCATATCCTAAAATGATTCCCATATATATTGGGAGTGAATTAAAGAGAAAATTTATGGAAGGAGTTAACTCTGGAGTTAAATTTTACACAACAAAAGATGTATTCTTAGATGACTTTATAGATGAAGTTCAAATGGAATTCAATACTTTTACAAAACCTGAAATAAAAAGATTATTGACACATGGATTCAGACGTATGCATTCCGCTATAAAGTATGGATGTGCCATATCTATAATATCAAAAAGACATATTAATTGTTTAGCTTATATCGGACATTTAACACTAACTCCTGATATACAGATTAAAGAATACAGTATTCGTAGAGATAGAAAATTAAGAAAGATCGAAGGATGAAAGAAAACTCCATTCGATGGATATTACTATATAGGATTAAATCCAACCGGATTTAACAAATGATTAGAAGATAATAAAACTAGCAAATCAATTGTCAAATTTAATAATATTATTCCTCGTAAAATTAAGGAAGAACTTTATTATAAAGCAAAACATATTTATGTATTTAGATTTAAAAGTAAAACTTTTAAAGGATGGAGTTATTGAGCAGATAGTTTAAAAGTTAGAGATTTAGAATATATGGGTGAAGCTTATGAACACAAGTTCACACCATCTAACAAAACATGACAAGAATTAAGAAATGAAGAAAGATAATGAATATGAAGGATATATTTACAAAGCAACTTGTAAATTAAACAATAAATGTTATATTGGTGAAACAATTAGATCTTTAAAAAGAAGAAAAACCGAACATCTAAGTGCTGCAAGAAATAAAAAGCATAAAGATCGAAATTCATATTTTTATAATGCAATCCGTAAATATGGAGAAGAAAATTTTAATTGAGAAATTATTAAAATTTGTAGGAATATAGATAAAGATTCTTTATATAACGAATTATTTGAATTAGAAATTAGTTACATTAAAGAGTTTGATTCTTTTGAAAATGGATATAATTCTAATTTAGGTGGTATAGGGAGTAAAGGAAGAATTGTATCTGCAGAAACTAGAAAAAAATTAAGAGATTTACAATTAGGAACAAAAAGATCAGATGAATCTAAAGAAAGAATTAGACAAGCTAAATTAAATATTTCACTTTCTGAAGGACATAAAGAAAAAATAAAAATTAATACTAAAATAGCTTGTGAAAATAATCCTGAAAGATCTAAAAAAATAAAAGAAGGATTACAACTTGGGGTTAATATTTTTACAGAAGATGGAGCATTAATAAATACATTTCAATGTATTAAAGATGGAGCAAAATTTTATAATGTTGACCCTAGTTCTGTGACAAAAAATTGTAAACGAATAGTACAAACATGTGGTAAATTAGAAAATTTAAGATTAATTTGAAGATATAAAGATGATAATTTTAATTTAGAAGATAAAAAAATTTTAAAACCAATAATTGTTGATATTTTTGATTTTGAAAATAATTTTATTAAAACTTTTAATTGTGCTAAAGATGTTTGTGATTATTATAATATAACAAGTTCATCTACATCTAATGTATTATCTGGAAAAACTAAATATTGTAAAACTAAAGATGGACAGAAAATAATAATTAAATATAAAATTTTTAATTAATGAAAAAAGAAACAATAAATACTTTTTCTGAAGGATTAAATTACGATATTAATCCAATTATGATGCCTTCTAATACATTAACTGATTGTATAAATGGAACTTTCATAACTTTTAATTCAGATGAAATGGCATTACAAAATGATGCTGGAAATACAAAGATTAAAGCACCAGATTGGACAGAAGAAACTCCAAAATATATATCTTTAACAGATGGATTTTATCCAATTGGAATAAGAGAATTTGGTGGAGTATTATATATTGTATCTGCTAATAAAAATACTAATCAAGTAGAGTTTGGAAGTTATCCATGTCCACAAATATTAACAGAAGAATCAGTAGGAAATGGAATTCAGTTTACATTTAATGATCCAACAAAATATTCATTATTTACTTCTAATGTTTTAAATAATTATATATTTAAAGCTGGAGAATATACTGTATTTGAAGGAGTTGATTTAGATTTATCAAATGTAACTCGCTATCATTACTCAGGAAATTTACGAATTTCATCAGATTTAAGAATATATAATGTCAAACTATACCTTCAATTAACTAATGGATTTATTGACCTTACAACGGATGTATGAAATGAATATGCACGTTTTAAAGGTGGAACATTAACTGACCAATTTTGGTTTGATGATCCAACTTTCAAATATTATTGTAAAAATAACTTTAAAGGTAAATTAGTTTTATCTGTTGAACTTGAAGATTTACCTTTATTTCATTTAAATTATTATAATTTAGATCAAATAGATGGACAAGGTTATCAAGCTACATTTAATATTTCTGTTGATAATCAAACTACTTGAAATATTACACATTTACGAATAAACTATTCATTAGATGGTTGAGCTACAAGAACATGAACTGATATTATATTAGGTTCACCTACAGATGATTATATAATTACTATTCCATTTTCTGAAGAAGGAAATATATTAGAATTTAGTATAACTCCTGTATTTAATAATCCTGGAACTACTGATGATGTAACAGATGAATTACCAACAATATACTTAAATAAATATACTCTCTCAGGTTCTGAATTACTAACTAATGTTTTTAATTATGATTCCAATGATTATGAAGGATATGATTATTACTAAACACAAAAAAAATATAAAAATATGTTACTAGAAGCAATAAAAACAGCTGTAAAAAATTATATTCCAGTAGCTGGGAATAAAATAAAGAGAGGTGATCATGTGAATGCAAATGATGAAATGATTTCAGCATTATATTATTCAGATTGAGGAATACCTAAACCTTTTTTCTCAAGTACGTTACCACCAGAGGGATATGTGTGATGTAATGTTCCAGGTCAAACAGTTAATGTAGCAGATTGTCATCCTTCATTTGTTTCTACAATGGGACCTATGTTTCTAGTTTATGGAGGAGATGGAGTTACAACTATAGGTATTCCTTATATTAAACCTGGATCATCATTAATTCAAGCAGGAATTCCTCCATTATATGCATATGCAACTCTTGAATTAGGTGCTTCAGCAGGTGAATTTTCACATCAATTAGATCTTACTGAATCACCAGTACATAATCATCCAAATGGTATTGCGGATGATAATGGTTCTTTCTTTGTATATAATAAAGTAACTACAGGAATGCCTGGTAATGCTACAAATACAATAGTTGGTGAAAATAATGCACGTACTTATCAAGGTCTTACAGGTAACGCTGGTGGAGATAGTGGAGTAACAATGCCTCATAATAATATGCCTCCTTACTTTGTAGTTAATTATATACTAAGAATAAAATAAAATGGCATTACCAATAATAAATTTATCAATAACTAATTCTATATACGGGATTCCTGAATCAGGAACCCTGTTATATGAATATGCTCCTTTTTATAATTTATTGAATCCTAGTGCAACTGTACCTGAAAAATCTCTTTTACCGTTAAGATTAGATGCTGATGTAGCAAAAGTAAATATTGATCATCCTATAGCGATTACTACTGAAGTATCTTATGATGATTCAGTAAATATAATAGTTACGGATGATGTTAATCCTCCTAAAATCATAAATTCTAGATTCTATTTGACAAGTTCAACTGAATATAAAATTGCAGATAGACATGGTAACTTAGACACAAATATTTATTCAGCTGACAATTTTAAAATTGAAGCAAGTTTAATAAAGAATACTAATAAAATTACTACTATTGATTTTTTAGGAATTAAAGATGGTGGTAATATGAAAGTTGGAAATTATACTTTTTATTTTAAATTAGCAGATTATGATGGAAATGAATCAGATTTTATTGCTGAATCAGGAAAAGTAATATGTCACATAGGAACAGTAAATTCACCTAAATCAATAAGAGGAGGTCAATTAGATGAGAATAGTAATAAAGTTATTAAATTTAGATTAAACAATTTAGATTTAGCTTATGATTACATTAATATATATTATACAAGATCTACAGGTGATGGAGATTCTGAAATAGTTAAAACATATTTTATTGAAGACAAATTTAAAATTGTAAACAATAATACTGAAATTTCTATTACAGGTTATGAAAATCATACTGAAATTACAACAGATAGTATTAATATTAAATATGCAAATTTTGATTCAGTAAAAACATTGGCAACTTGTCAAAATATTTGTTTTGCTGGAAATATTACAAATAATTATGAAGTATTTAAAACATTAGAAAAGTATAGTTTATATGCTATACCTACTCCTATGTATGATACTAATGGCATTGGATATTTAGATGAAAATTATAATGAAAGATATCCATTTATAGGAAATGAATATTTTAATGCAAATAATATATATTATAAATTAGGATATTGAGATGAAGAAGTTTATCGATTAGGAATAGTTTATATTATGAATGATTATACATTATCTCCAGTATTTAATATTAGAGGTAAAAAAGTTATTAATGAAAATACAATATATTCATATCTTCCTAAAATTGGAGATGATATTAATTATGGAGATGATTATTTAATCGAAGGTACTGATGAAAATGTAAAAGGTGTATTCAAAATAGATATGACTGAAAAGTCAATGATGAATGGAACTTTATCAATTAAACCAATTGGTTTAAAAGTATCATTTCAAAATGATGAACTTGGAAATAGTGTATTAGAAGGATCTGATATAATTGATGGTTTAAAAGACATAACTAAAGGATTTTTTATTGTTAGACAAAAAAGAATTCCTACTATATTAGCTCAGGCTGTAGGTATATCTACATCAACAAAAGCATACACTCCAACTTTAAAAATTGTAAATAACAATTATAAAGAAGATATTAATGATGCTCATTTTGGACAATCTTTCTTAACTACAACTAATAGTCCTACAAATAATTCAGGTAAACCTAAATTAGGAACAAGTTTATTTAAAGTAGATGATATTAATCATAATGCATTACTTTGTCCAGAAGCTACTTTAAAAGTAAATACATTTAATTCATTTTTTAATTCATCTGAATTCTTATTAAGAACTACTAAGTATACTCGTTCTAATAAATCATTTATAAATAATTCCAAAGATTATTTAAATTTAATATTAGAAAATACTATTCCAAAAGTATCAGATGTTACAGAAATTAATACCCCAATTACTTTAATTGAACCAGGTATTGAATTAATTAAAAATAGTAAATTCTCATTTAGTTCACAAGCAGGTAATGATATTGATGTTTCTAAATATGCAGATCCTAAATATGGAGCATATGAAGATTTAGAAAATACAGTTACTGATGATAATGTAAATTATACATCTACTAAAGTTAGAGGTATATTTAATACTTATTTAGCAACTGAATCAGATGCTATTGTTGATGGTGAATACTATAATATTTTTCAAAAAGATTATAATTTTAATGTAAGTTGAAAAGATTACTTTAAAATAAGATATAATAATTCTTCTCCATTTTTTCCTATTACTGATAGAATTGAATGAAGTAAATTATCTGGAACTGACTCAAAATATATTAATAATATTTTTAGAGGTGATTGTTATATAAATACAGTAACTCAAAGAATGACTTGAAATTTTACTGATGGTGAAGTTCCAACTAATAAAAAAATTATAGATCCTTGAACTTGATATAAAAATTTTAGAGTTATTAATAAAGCTTCTACAATTGTTAAGTCAGGTGGAACAGATGGAACACTTACAACTGAATCATTATCGTATAGAAAACTTTTACCCGTTTTTACTTATAGAGGAAACTTTGTTGCATCATTCTCAGGAGAAACTAGTGATGGAGAACCTGGAAATAATTCAATAATTGAAGCTGATGGTAAGAAGTTCAAAAAGTATTCTGAAATTAATGGATTATTTGGATCACAGAAGATTAATAAACCTGATGTTAATGCAGTTCCTTTAGGTTATTGAGTTACAATTAAAGTTTGCAGTAATACTAATTTAGCAATGAGAGATGTAGATTTTTCAAATCCAATGGAAGAAGCTGTTCATAAAAAGAAAAGAGGATTCTATCCTTATCATTCAATTGATATGCAAGATAGTTTACCTGAATCTCATATAATTAATGGAGGTATTAGTAAATCATTAGGAGATAAAAATTATTTTGAAATCCCTGATGTTCCTTTTATCAAAACTTCATTTACAAATAGAATCAATTATTCAAATAAATTACAACAATCATCATTTGTAAATGGAACTCGTATATTCGAATCTCCAAATTATCAAGATTATACTCTTGAACATGGTGAACTTGTAAAATTAGAGGAATGATATGGAACACTTATTGCTGTTATGGAACATGGAGTATTAATGATTCCTGTAAACGAAAGAGCAATGATGACAAATGCACAAGGAGATAATGTATACATTAATACTGATACAGTACTTCCTAAAAATCCTAAAGTATTATCAAATACATTTGGATCTATGTGAGCAGATTCTATAATTAAAACATCTAAGTTTATTTACGGTATTGATACTGTTGCTAAAAAGATTTGGAGAACTAATGGACAACAATTTGAAGTTATATCTGATTTGAAAATTCAAAAATTCTTAAATGATCATATTAATTTAAAAGAATCTGATTATGATAATAGTATAAATGTAAATTTTGTAAAATCACATTATAACGCATTTAAACAAGATGTTATGTTTGTGTTTAAATATAATAATGTATCTTGACATTTATGTCATAGTGAACTTACAAACAAATGGGTTACTCAATATACATGGTTTCCAGAATTTTCAGAAAATATAAATAATATTTTTTATACCTTTGCAAATACAGAGAAGCATGAAAATGCATCTAATTACTTGTATAAACACGGATTTGCGGGATTCGAAGAAGAGCAAGGAACAATTCTTCCAACTTATTGGTATGATGCCCAATATCCATTCGAATTTGAATTTGTTGCTAATGGAATTCCTGGAGTTCAGAAAATATTTAATAACTTAAAAATTATATCTAATTTAGCAGAACCCAACTCATTTTATTATGAAGTTGTTGGCGAAGGATTTGATTGGAATAAAGATAAAGATTTAATATTAAAATTAAATAACATCACAATAAATAATGTTAATGGAGTTAATTTAACTGGAATCACAGATTTAGATGAACGCTATAGACTTTATTTAATTGCAAAACCTTTAACACCAAAACTTCCTTATATTATTACACAAAAAGATAGTAATTCTAATAGTGAATATTTTGATATTAATTTACCAAATTCATTTTATGGAAATTTAATACGTACTAAAGATATAAGTATTAAAGAACATAATAAAACTAAAGAAAAATTAGTTAACAGTTATCAACAAGGTTTAAACCTTAAACAATTTGGTAGAGTAAAAGGTAATATGCAATATATGGAAGATTCTTGAGATATTCAAATTCAACCAATTAATTTTACTTATGCTTATGTTAAAAATAATGAATTATTATTTACTAAAGCAAATGAAATGAAAATTAGAGATAAATATATTAAAATACGAGTAAAATATGATGGTACACAATATGCAGTCATTAATGCTCTAAGAACATTATTCACTATAAGTTATGCCTAAAGAATTAATTAAAAAATATCAAACACCATCTGGATCTTTACAACAATTAAGTTCTAAGAATTCATATTTATCTACAAATAGTCTAGATATAAATAAAATTATAAAAGGACTTAATAAAAACTTAGGTATGAATGCAAATGGATCTACTATTAAATCAGGTTCAACACAAATCCCAGGAGCAGCACCCGCTGCTTCTGTAGGATCTGAAATACTTGGAGAAGCTCCACAACTATTAGAAACTGGATTACAAGCAGCAGGTTTAAAACGTGCTGAAACTGGCTCAGATTTAGAAGAGGGTACAATGGGACTTATGGATAAAGGAGCTGGTATGATGCTTAAATCTGGTAATCCTGCATTAATGGGAATCGGAGCTGGTCTTACTGCTCTTACAACATTAAATAAATTTGCAGGAACTACAGCTAAAAAGCAAGGTACTACTGGATTAGATACTGGAGCATATTCATTTAATATGAATACTAATGCTGGAAAGAAACAGACTTTATTAGGTACTTGAGCTGGTAAAACTAGAAATGCTAACAATTTGACTAAATATGATGATAAACAGAATTTACTTGCGGGTAATTCTATGTTTCAAAGTAAACAGAATATGTTAGCTTCTGCGAATTCATTTGGAGACATCGCTACCAAAAATCAACAGAAATTGTTTGGAGGTATAACAACTAATATATTAGCTGCAAAACGCGGAAGTAAACTACAAATGACTAATATTAAAAATCGGGTTAATTATTCTTTAAGAGTTAAACCGATCATAGAAGTAATTGAAGTTCCTGAAATAGATGTATTTGAAGATGGTGGTAAATTTAATGTTATACCTGATGGAGCATTACATGCTAGAAAACACGATCTGCCAGAAGAAATTTCAGAACAAGTTACTGATAAAGGTATTCCGGTTGTAACAATGGATGAAGGTGGTGCTATAACTCAACACGCAGAAATTGAACTTAATGAAATCATTTTTAATAAAGATGTTACAGACAAGTTAGAAGAGATGTTTAAACAATATAAAGATGGAGATGAAGACATAGCACTTAAAGCTGGTAAGTTGTTAGTTTATGAGATATTAGAAAATACTCAAGACAATACAGGACTTATAGAAACTGTTGAAGCTTAATCTTTGTAATTAAAAATTTAATCAGTTTATAGATATTATATGGAAAAATTATTATACTTTTGTATAATATCAAAAAATAAAATATGGGTTATAAGAAAGAATCTAAAATATGTGAACATTGTGGAGCTGAATTTCAAGGGATAAAAACTAGAAAATATTGCAGTCAAGAATGTTCACATAATTCTAGAAAATTAAGAAAGATATTAATTTGTGAAGAATGTAATAAAGAGTATGAAGTTCAAGAATATAGAGATTCTAAATTTTGTTCGCATGAATGTAAAGTTAAAAATAAAAGTTCAGATATAATAGCAATACAATGTACTAATTGTGGTTCAAATTTTAATAGAAAAGAACATCTTATTAATTCTACAAATAATTTCTGTTGTAAAAAATGTTCAGAAGAATACACAATAGGTAAAAATCATTATGAATGAAAAGAATGTAATCATATTGAAGGAAGAAAAGACGCATTTAGAAAATGAGGAAAATTAGTAAAAACTCGAGATAATTATACTTGTCAAAATTGTGGTAATTCTGAAAAAACTATACAACATGCTCATCATATTATTCCAAAATCAATTGATAACTCATTAGAATTTGATGAAACTAATGGAATAACTTTGTGTATATATTGTCATTATATTGCTCATGATGGAGATATAAAATCTCAACGATTAATTAATGAATATATAAAAAATTATGAAATATACAATATCAAATCAAATGAATAATATCCAAAGTTTTAAATCGGGTGGTATTCATATTAATCCTGCAAATAAAGGAAAATTTACTGCAACTAAAAAGAAAACTGGAAAATCTACAGAAGAACTTACACATAGTAAAAATCCATTAACGAAGAAACGTGCAATTTTTGCTCAAAATGCAAAAAAATGACATCATGAAAATGGAGGAATTTTAAATAGTATTATCCCTGAGATATTAACCAAATGAAAGAAATAAAAATAGAGATTGGTAATAAAGAATATACGGTTAAACTTGCTGAATCTGATGAAGATCATGATAAAGGATTACAAGGTGTAACTGAATTACCTGAAAACGAAGGAATGTTATTTATATTTAATGAGCCTGATGAGATTTCTTTCTATATGAAAGATACTCATATTCCATTAGATATAATTTTTATAGATGAAGAAATGAACGTTATATCAGTTCATGAAGGAGTACCTGAATCAGAAGACTTAATCACAGAACAAAATGTGATGTATGTGTTAGAATTAAACAAAGATTCTGGAGTTAAAGAAGGTGATGAACTAGAATTCAAACCTGATAATAAACTAAAATCAGATAAAATGCACGTGTTAGATGCAGAAGGAAATTCTCAAATGGAATTAGTTGGTGGTGAAAGAATATTTAGTCGGACACATACTAAAACATTAATTAAGTTTGCGAAAAAAGCTGCAATAACTAATAATGATAATGATTACAAAACATTAG